TTATTTTGTGTTTGCCTTCACATGTTCGATCACCTTTTTCCAGGAATCAATACCGCAAGTTCCACTTGTTTTTACGCCTGTGTTTTTCTGGAAAACTTTCAGAGATGCTTCTGTATCGTCTCCGAAATGGCCATCCACAGTAACACCAAGTACAGACTGCAGCACGGAAACTGCAACGCCGGAATTCCCTTTCCGGATAATCGGAAGCTGGGTCTCAAACTTTCCTGTCAGAACTACTGCCTTTTCTGAAGTCTGTACCGGATACACTGCTTTTCCGTTCCAGTCATAGATGGTGTATCCCTGTTTCCACTCTTTCTTTGCATTCTCAAGGCTCTTGTATGCTCCGATCTGGCTCTTGCTGTCAGCCCAGGACTTTCTTGTGCGATAATACTTATCTACCGTCGGTGTGGCGGTCTTAGCTCCGATCAGCTGCTTGAACCGGTTCCAGTCACCTTTTGCACGGATTGCTGACGGGCAGTTCTTTGCACATACATCATAATGCTGCACAACTCTGTCTGCCGGGATTCCCAGCTGTTTCATAAGCTGTTTGCACACCTGGACTGTATTCTGGAAAGCTTTCTCATAGTTATAGCCCGCCTGGACGCACATCTCGATTCCTACTGAATTTCTGTTGTTGACAGTACCGAACAGCCGACCGCCGTAGTTGACGCCCACGTGCCATGCTCCACGGTTGTACGGAAGCGCCTGGTATGCTTCTGTGTCGTCCACATATACATGTGCGGAATATCCCTTAAAGTTGCCATCATGCTGTGCTTTTGCATGCGCTTTCGCATTTGCACCCTTGGCATAGTTATCCGTGTTGTGAATTACGATATATGCCGGTTTCTGACCTGCATAGCTATTGTTGTTACTGATAAGGCTTGTGTTGATATTCATGGTATTACTCTCCTTTTCTGTTTTTGATGTCTTGATAGATAATACGCTATTCAAAATGCTGATGATTTTCTGACCGTAATTTCGGCCAGCTGCCCAGCCCTGCCCTTTTGGATTTTCCTGGATCCCGAGCCACTCCACATAAGGCGCACAGCCTCTGTTGACGTATGTATAGCGCGGATCCACGCAACGGTTCTTCAGTCGGTCTGTGGATGCGTAGGCCTGCAGGTGCTGGATCTGTGCACGGATGCCTTCTGCCGGTGTTCTGAAGCTGTTGCCCTTCATACCGGTTTTAGTTACACCAAGACCGCAGAGGTTATTCTGATCGAAAGTTACTGCTGAACCTGTAAATGTGAAGTTTCCTGTCTCCAGGCAGCTCTGAGCGAAGGCAATATCTCCGCGAACTCCTTCTGCAGCTCCTTCTGTGATATATAACGGAATCATCTTTGTGACCGAATCGGACACCTGCGGATTTACTTTTTTAATGTAGGCCCTCATCTGGTCAATGCTGGCCTGTGATTTTTCCATGATCTTTAACATGTTCTTCCTCCTAAGAGGACGATCACTCGCCCTCTGAATCTTCGTTTTCTGGATTGATATTAACTTTATCTTCCACCTGAGACTTTACATGTGTTACAAGCGGAATCAGAAATGTTGGAATTGTTACTCCCATATCTTTGATATTCTCCAGGATACTAATGATCTCGTTGCATATAATCCAGATTGCCACAATGCAGGCCACCAGGAATGTAAATGGTAAAGTGATGCCTGCAGTCTGGGAAGCATATAAAAGAAGCTGATCAATGATTGCTCCTACAATCACCAGGAGCCACATGCTCACTTTTTTCATGATTCCACGAATGCTTTTGTATGAATTGATATCCTCAGCTCTGTATGTAGATGCCATAAGACCTGTGGCATAGTCGAGAACATTGCAGGCCACCATAAGGAGGACCGGCACTGTCAGTACCCCCAGTACGGAACTGATCAGTGCAAAGATAGCTGTAAAAATTGCTTTGATGTGATTTTCTTTCATTATTTTCCCTTTCTCCGGTATTGCGCCGGCGCAATTTTAAGTATAAAAATAAGAGCCTTCCGGCTCTGCTCTGATTTTCATATATGTTTTTCTCCTACTCTGTGAGGTGCGTATCTTCGATGTACTTTTTGATTTCGCTGATGTGATTTTTCAGGTCTTTATTAAGTACGAGGAAGTTTTTCTTGTTATTCTGACTGATGATTGTTCCGTCTTCAGCTACTTCCGAATAGGTAAAAGAGATTCTTTCTCCCTCTCCTGTATTCAGCACTATAAAGCTTGTTAATACTTTCATATTTCCTCCCTTTCCTCGATGAGTTTTTCTATATCGTTCAGGTACTCATCGTCATATGCTATCTGTTTAAATCCTACCATTCTATCCTCGCCTTCATACCGGTTGTACTCATAGCCTTTCTGTTTTGCTTTCAATTCCCAAAAAAATCTGAGACCAGGTGTACCGGTTACTAAAAAATAATCCTGACGGCATTCCGAAACATACAGATCTCCTTCTCCGCGCTTCTGTAAAAAAACATAGTACTGTATTCCTGTGTTGATCATCTCTTTCAGGATATCTTCGATGTCAATATAACATTTTCCATCTTCTGATATCTCTCCGGATCCGATATCTCCAAACAGTGGTGTTGGAGTTTCGTAGCAGTAAACTCCTTTTTCTCCGTAGTTTTCTGTTTGGCGAACTGCCTGTTTAGTTCCGGCAACTCTGAGGCCTTCTGCAACATATAGTGTTCCGTAAATATTTGTGCATCCTAAAGAGTGATGGTTTCCGCTGGTAAAATCACCACCAGCCTCTGTATCCGCATCCGATATCAGATCTAAGCATTTCCAGTTGCTGGTTCTTAGACCATTTATGCCGAACGTCATATAATCAGATGTTCCGGGGCCCTTTCGAAAAGTAAGACGTTTATTTTGGGATGAAAAATATGTGTCGTAATAAGTCTGTCCGATGCCACTTGCAGGTTTTGTAGTACTCTGATGTGATATCGTATCTGATGAGATTTTGAATCCGGCTATGCTTGCTTTCAGGGAGTACAAATCGTCTACTTTAATTTTTTCCGCGGTTACACTATCGGCCGCAAGTGCAGCTGTGGTTATAGACTTGGACTTAATGTAAGCTCCGTTCCAGTACAACTTGCCACCGGTCATGTACATACCCTCGATTTTTCCATTATTAGTCAGAAGGTTAAAAACATCTTCTGATGTATATCCATGCCGAACATCTGGACGGTAGATGTATATGTTCCCATCGCCAGTGCTAATCGTATTCCCGCCGCCAAACATGATCAGGCTTCCTGTCTTTTCCACGCTCGTGACATCTTTCACGAATGAAAACTTTTTCCACGATGTGGTCAGCACTATGCTTTCTCGCACTTTGTTGAAATAGAATGCTATAGACTGTGCTTTTGACGCTTTTGCCCAGAATGTTATAGTATATCGTCCGGTGGCATTGAGTACAGCGTTTGTGTCCCGCTTTGCAGCAAGAATGCAGTTGTCTACATCGGCAGTAATCACTACCGCATTTTTCCCACCATCTGGATCATTCTGGCCTGTTTTCACGGTCCCGACTGTATTCCAGTACGTTTTTACATTATCCGCTGATAACCGATATCCTTTCACAAGGTTTCCGCCAGACGCTTCTAGCTTTCCGATTTCCGCTAGCGTATACGTCCGTGTATAGTCCTGTGAGTCTTTAAGAACCAGTACATCACAGTCATCTGTATACTTTTTCGCATCTGATAGCGCTGTGATGCTATAATTTTTGATAATATCCATAGCGTCGTTAGATATATCCGTGATACTGATGTTGCCCTGCAGGTCTATGATGCTTGCACGGATCTTGATCTGTTCTGCCGACTGATTGATCTGACTGATCAGTGATGCTTTGTCAGCCTTTTTTGTCCATTCCGTGCTCGATGTGACTGTTGATACGATAGCGCTGTCAGTGATCTTCTGCGAAGCTTCGTTTCTCCATGTTTCAAGTGCTCCTACCGCATCTCTTGTGGCGTATGTATTAGATACAGACAGTGAAAGTTCATCTATTTTTCCCTGTATCGCGGTATTCATGGTCGTAGTCGTACTATAGTTATCCTTCAGATTTGATTTGACCTGAAATAAATTTGAGGAGAATCCGTCTACAGTTGACTTATACTCAGCAACTTTGGCATCAAGATCCGTATACTTTCCGGTTACGGAATCATATTTCGATGATATATCTGTATAGGTCTGCTCCAGTCCATCTACAGTAAGCTTTATATTCGCAAGTTTGCTATACATAGTAACCTTGCTGTTCTGCAATTCGAGGATTTCACTCTCGCTGATCAAGGCCTCTATCTTGCCTTTGACAACAGAAAAATTTGTCTCATTTGTCTGGAAGCGCTTCAGTATGGCATCTTTGGCAAAAATGTTTATCTCTTTTTGAAATCTCATTTTTTCTCACCTCCTTTCTGTGATATTAAATAGTAACCGTCTTTCCAGTTATGCAAGTGCCGCCTCCGACAAGATTCCAGATGGCAACGAAATTGCTTTTTTCCGTGCTGGTGAAAACGAAATTGTAGTAAACGAAAATCTTACTATACCTCCGTGGACATTCTGCATCTACATTCCATTCGGACGGGATGCTGGATTGATAGCTGTTGGAATTGGCAAAGTAATAGCAGCCTACCGGATGAATGGCACTTGGACATATCGTTACGACATAAAATAGTAACCTGCTCAAAACGCAAATTATTGATACAAGATCAACAAACAAGCCACCGCAATACTATTACTCAAATTATCCTCAAACAGTTGTTTATGAGCTTAAAGAGAGCATATCAGTAGACGACCCTTTTCAGGCTGCAGCGTTTTTAGTTTTACAAACAATAACTCCCTGGAATGACACATCGGGCGGAAGTGTAATTCAAAGAGCCTATATGTCTGGCAAAGTCAAGATTCGATATTCAAAAAGTACAGATTCTTGGTCAGAATGGACAGATTAAATAGTAACCGGCTGACCGCCTACGCACGAGGAACATACAATGAATTAAAAATCAATGCAAATGGCTATGCGTCATTGGCTAAAAATGATATAGACCTCTCAGAATGTAAATTCGCTACCATAGTGAACTATGCAAACATAAATACCAAAACAGCTATAACCATATATGCAAGCTCTCAAAGAGCTTATATCATCGGAGAACCCGATACAATAATTTATGGTTTAGAGGTTGATTTTTGGAAATAAGTTTTCTTTCAGCTTTATAAAATAGTAACACCTCAAAGCTTGCCTTGAAAGAAAACGTGACCGATATACAGGCTTTGATAAGCAAAGCTTCACCTGGCACGTACATTCTGTTCCACCTCTCTGGTACTAACTATACAGGGAATGATCTTCCTATTGATGCGACATATAAATATGGATCTGGAATTATTTTTTACCGTAATTCAAGTTCATGCAAAATCGTATTATTTCCGGAACGAACGAAGCCAGTCTGGAAAATGGCTGATTGGGAAAAATGGAAAGACTTCGTAAATAATACGGTCGATTAACGATAGATAATTCTTGGTCTTACTATAACTAATACTCAAACATTTTTATGTTTTTTAATTAATATAAGCTAAAACTCAAGAGCCTCTTCCCATTTTGTATAATATCGTCTCTCTGAACATCTTCCCGATTTCCATTGTCTTTTTGTAGTTTTTTAGGTACAACAAAAAGGCTGCCATTTCTGCCAGCTTCAAAAAATCATATTATTTAGAACAAATCAGGCTATCAGGCTATATACCGTCTGAATGATGCTCGGACGTTTTCCTCGCTCACCGTCACGTACATCATCGTCGTATCTGGTTTCTGATGACCTGCGTACATCTGGATTTCCTGCAGTGGAATTCCTCGGTTTCCGGCATCCGTCAGTAATGTGCGACGGAATTTGTGCGGATGTGCATGGATTTCCGTCTTCTGGCCTAATGTTCGCAGCATAGATTGAATAGCCTGCTTCCCAAGTCGGGTATGTGGCCGCTTATTGCTCACGAACAAGGCCGGGTTTGTATCATCTCTGGATAACAGATACTTATGAAGATGATATGCACAGTCATCCGTCAGATACACTCTTCTCTCTTTCTTGCCTTTTTCTCCGTATATAATCACTTCCTTGTTACCCCAATCTATATCTTTCCGATTAAGCCGTACAACTTCGCCGATTCTGGCTGCTGTGCTGTACAGGAATGCCATAATAGCTATATCTCGCTGGCACTCTGCATTACAGCGCAGATGCTCCATTTCGGCCTGCGTAAATGGTTTTTTAATCATGCGCGGAACCTTGATTTTCTTGAGACGTCGCATAGGATTCCGGCTAATATACCCCTCATCCGATATCCATGCAAAGAAGCTACTCAGATACCGTCTGATTGTGTCCATATAGCTCATAGAGATCTTCCTCTGTTCCTGATACATCGCAAGATAGTATCGAATATCATTCGTTGTGATATCCTGCAGCCGCTTATTCAGAGCCGTAACAAGTTTAACCACGCAGTCATTGTATCTTTCCAATGTTCCCTGACTGCAGTTCTCGATTCTCTTCGAAGCAATGAAGGTCCTAAGAATCTTCTGCCAGTGAATTTCTGACGTTACTAGCTGCGTACACTCCTCCTGCACCTCAATCCCGTGGAATTCTATCGCCAAGACGTTCTCCAAGTGCTGCAACTGTTCGTTCGAAAGTATATCCTGCATCCTCTCCATTATCCTCGATTGTATCATTTCGATTTTTGTCAAAAAAGTGCACCTCCTATAGCTTTATTTTACCTTTATTTTGCCACAGGAAGTGCTCTGTTCACAAACCAATTAAATGGGAAGACGGGAAATTATCTTTTTTCTTGGCCTATAACATAGTACCATCCATACCAGTTATTATCATGTTTTACGCGAAAATACAAAACATCTCTTTGGTTAAACGCACTAGATGCTATTTGAAGAATGCGATTTTCTGCCAGACAAACTTGAATGATATTCCACCAGTACGTTCCCATAGTAACATCAGGCGCTTCTGGATCAGAAGCTGACTCATAACGAACATCGCACAGAATGTTCCTTTTAGGTATATCAGCAAATTTTTCGTAATGAAAATAGCCATTCAGCGAGTTACTATTTAATTGATTAAGAGCACTTATCAAGGGCATAGTTCCCTGATCCAGGCTGAATTTTTTCGATGTCAATTTATTGAGTATCGCATCTGCAAGCTTATCGTAGTCTATCAGCTTCTCTTCGGTCGCTCCTACGAGCAAAAGCTGGTCTGAAGTTTCCGGTGTAGTTGATACCGGTAACGCTGTTATATTCTGATCTGCCATTAATTTTCCCTCCATACTGTTAAATGGTTGCCGGATCGGGTTGTCAACTGATTTCCTGATCGAGTTGTAAGATTCATTGTGTCATATGTAGTAAAGCTTCCTATAGTGACTCCGCCAAATTCATAATCCGAATTCTTTACGGTTATGCTGTATCCGTAACCCAGATAAGATTGCCCTGATTCAGTCTTTCTGTTCCAGGTATACCAACGAGCCGGATATAACTTTGTCACGTCATTTCCGTTTTTGTACAGCACTGCACTCAGAGTGGTAGTGTCATTCCCGTTATCCTGATATTTCACATTGTATAACAAGGTGTTGTCCGTCAATCCATGGAGATCTGTAGTGGTCTGCTTAAGCTCTGCCCGGAATCCATCCATCCCGGATTCGATGTTTGCTACGTTCTGGTTCGTTGTCACTATGGCTTCTTTCGCTGCATCTGCTGTGTCCTGTGCTTTCTTGATGTCGTCAGACAGGCCTTCCGCATCTACAAGGATGATCACTGTCTGTGTGTCCAATTCGGACACCCCTCCTGCAGATAGGAGAGTACACCTGACTGCTTTTATATTCGCACTGGATGGCGTGTAGATTTTCTGGATCTCATCAGCTACGGAAACATATTTGAGCATGTAGTTTGTCCCATCTTCTGTTTCCTGGATGCTGTACCTTCCGGAATAGCTCCTGACCAGTCCATTATCATTCTGCGTTGCTGAGAATGTGATAGATGCCGGTATCAGTGTCTTTCCATCTTTCTGTTTCCGGACTGCCAGTGTGGAGCTATGTAGGTCATAAGACAGGCCAATTTTTCCGTCTTTCGCCTTGCTGATGCTGAAACGTTTTCGGATGTGCGCTCCGCCGGATTGTACAAGGATGTATTTTCCTGCTCTGGTTGTGAGCCGCAGCCCCTTCCTTGTGGTCAGGTACCGGTCTCCTGTGCCATACAATGCGTCAATGTCAACGTACCCGTTGTCAGCGCTCATAGCTGTGACATAGTATGTTCTGCTCGTTTCATCCCAGTGTCCGGTCACGCCTGCAGATACGGTTACAGTGAATATACTATCATCTGATACATCTGTATCTCCCAAATACACCGTCATCTTTGAAGAGCAATCACTATAATCTCCACCAGAACCATCTGTGTTTGTGTGAACCACATGTGCATCGTTATTCAACGTAGCTCCGATGGCATCCAGTGTGGAGATTCCGGATAAAACAGATAACGCCTGCTGTGCGGTCTTCGAAGCAGCTCCTGCTGTCTCATTTGCTGCGTCTGCCTTGCTGGCTGCTGATGAGGCTGTTGAACGAATCTCTATCACATTCTGATTCAGCTGACTGTATGACTGGTTCAGGGACTGATTCTGGTCATCGAACCAGATACGGCTGCTCTTGATAGTCTGCGAGCTGTCATTGATTGCTGATATCACGGATGGGATGTCTAACTTGGAACCGGCTATCGCTGCATTATCTGCGACCATCTTATTGACGATCAGGCCATCTGCTATCGCATCAGGCTTAACACCTGTTGCATCGATCAGGATGCCTTTTCCGGTCTTATCAAACAGGGAGAAGGTGAAATCTCCATTTGCATCCCGGCCGGCCTGCATCCGGATTGTACCATTCTCATCGGACCACTGCTGCGTTGCTCCCTTGATACGGATACCTCCGTCGTCGGAAGCTATCAGGAATTTGTTTGTGCTGATAGTACCGGCAAGAAGATCTGCTACGGATACCGTCTGCATCACGGCTGATCGGATCAATGCTGAGTCAATGACTGCGTTCTGAGACGTCAGGTGGATGTTCTGCAGATCTCCGATTCCTGCCCCTCCGGACAAAAGTACTTTGATATTTGCGTAATTTCCATTCAGGATATCGATCTGCGCGTTAGCTGCTTTAAAATTCGCAGCGGTCAGTTCCTTGAAGTTACCAACCTCTCCATTTATTTTTTGCACATTCTCTTCTACTACATTCAGGTTTTTTATAGTAGCATATGTAATGTTTGCAGTATCCACATCCAGTTTGTTGATCATTGCCTGGTCAATCATTACCAGCTGTGCGTAATACCGTTCCATTTCTTTTGTCTGAGGGCCTTTATAATCTGCATTGGTTTCTTCTTCTGACAGACCTACCGCCTCGACAGAGTACGTAAGGCCTCCGTCATATTCCCATTCCAGTTTCATGACCGGGACTTTATATGTATTTCCGGACAGATCTTCTACTGTCAGGACGTCCCATGGATCCACGCGGGGATCTCCCATCATTTTCAAAGTACCCGGCATGTAGAAAAAACTCTTGAACGATGCCAGGATATTATTGAGAGCCGTTTGCGTCATGAATGGATTGGAAAACGACACGGACCTTGCTCCGGATCCTGAAGATATTGATATGCTTTTTCCATTTTTGTCCTGGCCCGTAAAACACACAAATTTTGAAACATTAAAATTGTAATCATTATGTTCAAAATTTCCCCAGTACCGATTTGGTTTTACCTTATAATCTGAATCCACATAGGTATGCAGCTCGATCTGACCTCTACGATTACATACAGCAAACGCGCCATGAAGCTGTGCCACATAAGAAAGGACTTCCCTGCAGCTATATCCTTTCGGCACTTTCATGGATATCGCCGTTAATCCGGTTGTCACTACAGGAACACCTGTGATATCCGCAATCTTCTTCAGTGCGGCCACTGTATTTGTGGTTGTGCCATCCATGGAAAACGTCCGCTCTGTGTTCATCATACGGTCGTAAGCTGTGAATGTGATCTGATCGTCCGCTTTCTTTGGCTTCCCTACGGTAAAGTATCCCATCGGGATGTATTCTGTCAGACCGTTCACGTCCATCCCGATCTGCAGGAGGATTTCTTTTCCCTCGATCAGGAGGTTGCCATCCGGAATCGTTACCTCGATATACTGGGACATGGTCGATCCTAGGGAAAAATCATCTTCTGCCTCAGATCCTCCGGTGAGCTTGATGCTCTTAACCTTTGTGATCGATACCTTGTCATAAGTAAGCAGACACTTAAATGTTCGGGAATCCTGCTGTACCAGGTTTCCGAATTCTGCTGTTGACTGATACACAGGACCGCCTCCTTACTCTGTAATCATAAACTCAATGACATCCAGTTCTTCCATGGTCAGTGAATCATACTTTTGATCGTCATCGCATTTTTCGACAATATCAATTGATACCGTGTGGATTTTCACTGCAGTTTCAATCGCTAAAAGTTCACTCATATCCTTCTCAAACTCATCTTTGTTTTCGAACACATAGCAGCTATCCTTGACAAGATATTCTCCCTTTTTGTCCTTTTTCGCATATCTGGCAATAAGCTCTTCTCTTTCTTCCATGTATGCAGTTGCCGCTTCCTGGACTGCTGCCATGTTCTTCTTGATCGCATACGCCAGACGAACTGGTAAATGTTTCTCTCTTAAGCCTGCACAGGTGTTAAGGAATGCTACAATCTCACTGTTCTTCATCTTCATGCTCCCTGTTCCTCCGTATCAGTATCTTTTGCAGTGTCTACCGTCCCCTGATCTTCCAGTTTCCACAGGAGCTCGTCAAATGCAGCCATGTCTTTTCTGCATTCTGCTTTGTTCGCCTCATACATCTCCTGGTCCTGAATGGTCTTTGTGCAGTTGCTCTTTCCGGTTTCCGGAACCTGTGCAGACATGTATACCACATTTTTTCCATTGATGATGGAGTTGTAACTGAGATTCATTGATTTTGTACCTTTTAACATGTTTGTTTCCTCCTATTTCTGAATTAGTGTTGCTCCTACTCCCTTATATGTTTTCACGCCATTAACATAACTGTATACGGGATAAGATGGCGTATTTGAATAGAATTTTTTCGTTGTTCTTGTGTTTGTTCCAGGATCTGTAAATGTTACACTAAAAAAAGCAGGACTTATTGCCGCATCAATTTTTGCGACATCAGCCCTACTAAGCATCGTCCATGTACACTCAAGTGTATACTTGATAGCAATCACATCACCAATCATTTCTGCGTTTGCAGCACGCCCTGTATTATTTGACCACACTTTTTCTTTTTTAATGGTCAAGCCCCCGAGGGCCGGAGTCGGCATCGTAACTCCGTCAATAATGATATCATCTGTCACTTTACCGCCCCCTTATCCAAATACCGGATTTCCGGTCTGTTTCTGATAGTTGTTTCCTTCCTGGCGGATCACCTTAAACAATTTCTTTGCATCGCCTTCCAGATAGATGTGAAGTTCCTGTCCACGATCTTTTCTGCCCTGCATGCTTTCAAAAGCATTCACAACTGCTTCAAATACACCTGCCCGGATTCCGGCAATGATCTGATTATTGTTTGCCACCGCAGAACGGTTTCCCATTCTTCCGACAAGCTCCGGTCCGGACTCTCTTGCCACGAACATTTCTCCCATACCAGGGAATCCGCCATTTGCGTACCAGCTCAGATTAAAACGTGGCAACGAAAATTTGAAGTTACCGATTTTTATAGATCCACCTTCCCAATCCCAGCCGATATGTGGCATAGGGATATGGATGCTTGAAAATCCATTTGCAAAAGTCTGAATAACATTCTGGCCAACTGTGTATAAGCTTGGAATTGCGTTTGCCACCTTGCCTGGTATATTACTTAATATTCCAGACAGAGAGCTCCAGTTATTATTCAGGCCGGTTCTCATTCCGCTGATGATATCCCTGCCTTTCGGCGTTACTTTGCTTTTGATATCTCCGATAGCGTTGAAAGATTGAGAACCGATTTTCTTTACTCTGCTCAGGAATGTTGATTCCCTTACAGCTTCCCAGCCATTTTTCAGACCGATGACCGCAGCATTTCCTTTCCCACGTAGCCATGTTTTGGCATTTCCAAGTCTCTCTTTTACCTGCCCTGGGAGTTTAGCAATCCAAGACAGTACAGCTGGCAATCCTGCTTTCATACCATTGAACAGGCCAGATATAACATATCCGCCCTGCGTACGCATGACTGTTGATGGTGAATGGATTCCGAAAGCTTTTTTAAATCCGTTTATGAATGGTTTAAAAATGTGTGCCTTGATCCAGGTTCCTATATCTTTAAATGACTGCACAACACCATTTTTAAAGCCTTCCCAGGTGAATTTTCCAGCTTCTGTGAAATGCTTTATAATATACTTCCTTGCATCTGCAACTGCATTTTTAAAGATACCGCCAATAAATGCAGCAAAACCTCCAAATGCAGCTCCAATCGTTTCAAAAACTCTGTCAGCAATTCCGCTCCAGTCAATGTTTACCATCAGATCTTTTGCTTTGTTATAGATGGTGTCCCCCATGGACCACCAATCCATGTGTTCGATCGCTGAGATTGCAAATTCAAAAAAGCCTTTTATCCCATCGGATAAGGTCTGTCCTATTTTTCCAGTATCAATGGTTTTGACCGTGTTGGTTACGAGATCAGCCAGCGCAGTGCCCAAGCCTCTCCAGTTAAAGTTATGAACTGTGGTATAAAGTGCTTCCAGTCGTGTGTTAAAGCACTCTCCAACTGTTTTTCCAACTACACTCCAATTGGTTGTCGCAATCGCTGTATTCAGTGTGCTTACCAGGCCAAATACGGTATCATGTACGGTTCCTTTGATCAGATTCCAGTCAAGGCCTCCAAGAGCACCATTAATCCCATCTCCGATAGCTTTCCCAAGACTGTTCCAGTGGAAATTCTTTGCAAAGGTATCTACAAATCCAAAGGCTGTGTTCAGTCCCTTAGAGAATGTATTACCAACTAAGCTCCAATCCGCAACTTCAATAAAGCCATTCAGAAAAGTGGCAATGCTTTTTGCAATCTTGTTACAGGTATTCTGGATTTTACCCCACGGAATACGTTCCAGTGCTTCGTTGAGCTTATTGCCGACCATGGCGCCAAGTTCTGTAAAATCGCCGGACTTCCAGGAATCTTTGATCAGTTTTGCAAGATCTTTGAAACGGCTCTTGATGGCCGTTGTCTGGAACATATCATTAACACCACCAAGCGGTGATGTATCCGTTCCGCTTCCTGTTCCTCCTGATCCGGAGCTGTCTGAATCATCGTTCAGCTTGTTGATCTGGTCGAATCCCAGAAGAGTGCGCTGATATTGTTTTGCCGCTTTTGATGCCGTATCCGCGTTCTTTACATTATTCTTCAGACCCGTTGAGGTACTGTTAAGACTTGCAGCATAATCCTGATTGACTTTCTTGGCCGTGACCATGGTGGTTTTGCCTGTGAGGGCTCCCATCAGCTGGCCTATGGAATTTACCACGTTGATAACCGTCTGAATGAAACTGTTCAGAATTGGTGCTACAACATTCAGGATTGGTGCAAAGGCTGTGGCCAGTGAATTTTTGAGCTGTGTCAGAGAAGACATCAGCAGAGAAAGACTTCTGTTTGTTTCTCCACTGTACTGTGCAAGGTTCTGAAATCCCTGCTTTGCGCCATCTACAGCTCCACGGATCACAAAACTTGCAAACATAAATTTTGCAGTCATTCCGATCGTCTTCAGTATACCTGTCAAGCCTCGTCCGGATGTTCCCAGACCATTGAACGAAGATTTTGTCCTGTTAAGAAACGGGATTCCGGATGTGAACTTCTGGATCAGTGCAGCATAAGCACCGGAGCATTTCCGGATCACACCGGTGAAGGAAGATGCAACGTTTCCAACACCTCCCAGAAGCTTTGTAAAGCCTCCCCACCCCTTCGAAACAGTTGCTCCTATTCCTTTGAAAATTCCTGTCCCAAAGTTCAATGCCTGTTTCGGAAGAGATACCGGCCGCTTTACATCTGTATTTGAGGATTCCATCTGTCTGGCCTTTGTTTTATACTCCTCTACAGCTATTTTCGCTTGATCAATGTCATATGTAAGGCTTTTCCATTCCTGACTTTCTTTTGATACGCCCAAAGCTTGGAGCTTATTCTTTTTTTCGCGATAAGCATCAAGTTCTTTATTTACTTTCAAAATGTCTTTTTGTATTTTTTGATATTCTTCTGTTGGCACCTGCTGAGTTGATTTTCCTGATTTTTCTAACGATTTCATTTTTTCTTCATACTCAAACAGCTTCCCGCGAGCTTGTTCAATATCGTATATAAGGCTTCTCCATTGCTTGCTTTCTTTCTTAACGCCCATCGCCTCAAGCTTTTCACCTTTTTTTTCATATTTTTCTATTTCTTCGTTTAAACTTTTAACAGAATTTCTGATTTCACGATATTCGTCTGTAGGGGTTTGTTTAAAAGCAGTTCCTGACGTTTCCATTTTGGCTGCAGCATCTTTGTATTCACTGAGTTTTTTTTCAGCTCGAGTAATATCAACTACAAGGCTTTTCCATTGCTGGTTCTCTTTAGATTTACCCGTGTTTTCAAATTTGTGCTGTTTTTCTTGTAGTTTTTCCAATGATTGCTGTGCTTTTGATAAATTTTTCTGCAATTCTGCATACTCTTCCGTTGGAACTTTGATGCCTGCCTTGATCTGGAAATTTTTCACAGGATTCCTGCTGAGCATTTCCCTGATCTTATTCAGAGTATTCCTTACCGGCTGCAGCGCCTTGCTTTCCATTCCCTTGAACGGATTCTTTACTTTCTCAGTTTCCTTCTGGATTTCTTCAACGCTTTTCTTTACTTCCCGCCGGCTGTTTTCCATTCCTTTTTTCAATGGTTCTGTTGTAGCTTCAATTATCACCTGCATCTTATGAAGTGTGTCTCCCATGGGCTCACCTCCTCTCTTTTTCTCAACAAATCAATGATTATGTCTATAGTTCCATTCGGCGTTGTACGCCCTTCTTTTTTCCATGTACTCTTCCCACTGGCGGGCTTCCTCTGCTTCTTCGTATGCCTTCTGTTCTTTTTCAAACAGTTCCGGATAATAATCCCAGGGATGGGCTATCTTGCCATCTTTAGCAAATAACGCTGAGATATCTACTGCTATGGCCTGGGCCTGGATGAAATTATCCATGATCCGCTGCTTTTCTTCTCTGAGCAACCGCCTTCTTATATTTGCCAAAGTATCGAATATCTCATTTACAGAAAGGTTCCAGAATGTTTCCGCCAGGATCCCCATCTCAAGAGCTACCGGATACAGCTCCGAGAGCTGTTCTGACATCAGGCGTTCTCGATTTCCTCCAGAAGGGATACCGCTGTTTTCTCCGGTAAAAAACCCGATACCACCATGAGCGGGATCAAAATCTTCTGATAGAGTTCCAGCTGACTGTTCCCTTCATCGATCCATGCGTCATACAGCTTCTGCACATCCTGATAATCAATCCCATGCTCCCACGGTGACATTGCTTCCTGGATGATCGTCAGCATCACGGAAAGCGGCGGAATATCATCGATCATATTCATGAGATTCTGTCTGTACTTATTTTCCAGGCGTCCGATTCCGGAAGCTTTCAGTTTCATCTTGAAGCTCCTGCCGCCTACATTCCAATAAGCAAAGGGCTGTCTCTTTTTCTTCTGTTCCTCCAGATTGACTACTTTTTCCTCTGGAGCCTGTGTCTCATTCTGGGCAGAAGCTCCGCCCAGATCCTGAATGCCTTCAAAATTCATCATCTTTTATTCCTCCTTACGCCGGATCTGTCTGTTTGATCTCAGACTGTACGGCCATGGTCACCTCAAACTCGATCACACCATTTACTCCACCGCCTGTACGTTTTACGGAAAACTGTGCAGTAAACTCGGTAACTGTTCCATCTTTTGTTTTTTCCTGGAAATCCCAGATCTCTTTTTTGTCTGCTGCATCTCTCATAAGCCTGTACGGGCTTCCGGCTTTACTGTTGTCGTACTTCCATTTGTACTTCATATCCGGAAGGTCTCCAATGCCTTCCTCGTACATCTTGTGCGGATCTGTAAGGCAGGTGTTTTCCTCCTTATCCAGTTCCACTCCGACTTCCGGGATCTCTTTCAGTCCTGGAAGATCTGTGTAAGCTGCAGAGTTTTCTCCAGCTGTGTGTTTTCTGTAACCTAATGTTGCTCCATTTGCTAACATCGCTATTCCTCCTTATCTCCAATACACGCTGTCAGAATCCATATCAATGATCCCTTCGTAGCGCATCTGTTTATGCTTCATCCCTGACGGATCCGGCACATCTGCACATGCGATCCGTTTCAGGCCTGTCACTTTCATCGCTTCATCTACCTGCAGAGCTGCTTCTGAAGTGCTGTGATTGTTCCAGATATCGATCCGGTATCTTACAAGGGCTTTATCCTCTCTCATTCCTTCAGCATCGGAGCTGGCTTCGTATACATCGTTCTGCTCTTCGGTATACTGGAGCGTTGAGCCCTCCGCCCAGGAACGGGGATAAGCATCTGAAACATTTTCGGACACCGTGCACAGTGCCGCGTACACCTGATCTTTTACATTCTTCATATATCCTCCAAATCTGACGCAAGGCTTCCGCCCAGCACCTTTAAGATCTGTTCTTCGTTATCCTTCATAGCCGGATACAGGAACGGATAGGCCGGATTTCCGCTGCATCTATAGAATCTTCCATCCGGCGTGTCCATATATGGCCAACGGTACTTTTCAGCCACTCTTCTGTCTATCTGGCTTTCATGGATCCACCATGGCTGTTGAGTATAGACCGGAGTTACTTCCGGAGAGATGCCGGCATGTTTCTCCTGGCCTTTCGGTCCGGTTCCGAACTCTATGTACGGAGCATAAGCTTTGTCTGTCCAGCAGATCCCTGTGACAGAGTTTTCTTCCTCTGTGGTTTCCGCAAAAATGCTCTGCCGGAGTTCTCCGGTATCTGCATGGCAATTCTCAACTGCTGCTGACCGTACAAACCGGATTGCTTCTCCAACTGCCTGCCGGGTGTCCAACTCGGACACCTCCTGCAAAGCTTTCTCTACTTCATCGAATCCATTTACGCTCATATCTTTTCCACCTCCATGGTCAGAAAACGATATGGTTTGATGGATATGATCCGATAATCCGGAAGCTGATCTGCTGCCACATACAAACAAATCCCGTCCCGTTCCTCTATATCCGTTCCATCTTCCAGGATATAATGCAGCCGGCCCTTTTCATCCGTCTGGATTTTATAGCTTCCCTGTATCCGGAGATTCCGGATATAATTCAGTTTCTGGCCGTACTGCTCAGCCTGTACTTTTCCGGATGCCGGCCAGCTTTCTCCGGTAACAGAAGAGGCAGTACCGTATTCCTCGCTGGTACTGCCTTCCTTATCTTTCTTTACCGTCATTTTCTTATGGAAAAATCCCTCAAGTCTGCTTCTTCTCAACCTCATAAGTCTTTCCTCCTACTCTGGCCAGGCGATACCGGTTCAGTGTGTCGTAGATCTGTTTCGGTGCATCCTCAAAGGTATAACTCTCTCCACCCTCACTTCTGGACTTTTCCCCCTCTGTTCCCATCCGGTTCAAAGCGATCACAGCAAAATCCCGGACTGCCTTTTCCAGCCCGGTCCTTAACTGTTTGCGGTTAGTGTAGGACAGCACGAAAGCTTCAGCTTCATCCAGAAGAACAGACAGAAGTTCCTCATTCTTTTCTCCAGTCAGGATCTTCAGCTTTTTGATATCTTCTGCTGATGCCATCGTATCACCCTTTCAGGATTGCCAGAAGGTCCGCTTTTGCCAAGGAGGATACGCCGGTCAGTCCTTTCTCTTTTGCAAGAGTTTTCAGTTCTTCAACTGTCATGTCCTCGATATCCTTACCGATTTTCTCTTCCGGTACCGTGTCTGGTGTGGCTTCTTTCATCGGTGTGAAGCCATCACTGATCAGCTTTTCTGCTGCAGATCCTTCCGCTTCTCTTTCTACATTTTTACGGATCAGCCTCATGCTTTCGCCTCCTGGATGCTCAGATAGATGGAATCCAGTTTATTATCCAGAATCCACATATCATGGAAACGGCGGTAATCCATCTGCCATGCGTTCAGTTTCTGGTTTGTTGTCGGATCAAAGATACGCATGATGTCCTGTTTTGTCACAGCGATCGGCGTGGTTACCGGACAGATGAAGAAGTTCAGGTTCTTTGCAGAGGTTCCTTTTTCATATCCGCCTTTTTCCTGTCCGCTATCTTTACCGTTATTGATCTTGATAGCTGTGTACATACGGTTGGAAGGTGTGGAAACCAGCGGTACACCATCTACAGAAGGAACCTGTGTCTGAATTCCACCTTTAGAGAAGGTCACTGCAGTGATCTTGCCCGCAAGTTCCAGTTCCAGCTCCATAATAAAGTCCGGTGTTGCCTGGCAGATAAGAGCTCCGTTATAGTTTTCTCTTACCGCTTTGATCCCTTCTTTCAGCTTACGCAGAGCAGATGTAGAAGCAGTTCCCGGTACATAAGATTCTCCGATCATTCCTGCTTTATCTGCAGTAAGTGTTTCTGTAGCCAGCTTGCTGATACGGTACGCATCGATCTCCGGAACTACCTGTGTCCTCTGGAACTCTCCCATAACTGCACCGGCAGTCGGGATAAAGTTTGCCTCATTGATATCCATCGGATCCAGCTGGAAGAGACGGCCACGGTCCTGTGTCATTTTTCTGGTCTCGTACTCCAGGGTAACGGAGCCGCGCTGGTATCCAGCCTCACGGTCATAGTCGCCCATTCCCTGAACGCTCATTTTGGGGATCTTTACTTCAGATCCACCGTTATAGATCACCTGACCGGCATTGGCATCCATCCAGCCAGTGGTTGCTTCCTGGACAGCGATCTTATCAAGCTGTGTCATAAATAAGGTTGCTGTTGCTAAAGTATTGATTGCCATTGTTTATTCACTCTCCTTTAAAAAATACCCATCATCGCATTGTATACCTGCTTTTCAAGGGCTTCCTGTGTGTTTGTTTCTGGTGCTTTTTTCGGAGGCTTGCCGCCCTTCAGCTTCTCATCGACTGCTTTCTCAACTGCAGTCTGGAACGCTTTTTTGACGGTTTCCATGGATTTCTTGCAGGCATCTGCATCTGTATAATTCAGTACTTCTGCAAGCTCCACCGGAAGTCCTTCGTCTGACAGGTTGTTCTTTGCTTCTGCCATGAGCTCACTTCTGGTTACTGCTGCCTCCCTGTCGGAAAGTTCCTTTTCTTTTTTCTTCTGCATGTACTGTGCTTTTTCTTCCTTGGTCATCTTGGCCAGCTTCTCAGCTTCGGAAAGCTTATCATCCGTCAGTGCCTGCCACTTCTCCTGGGCATTCGTCACCGCCGTATTGACTGCCTTCTGGACACGTCTGTCAAATTCTGCCTGATTACTGCCTGTTTTCAGGAAGTCATCAAACGATGGAGGATTATCTCCTTCGCCGCCCGTACCTTCTCCAGATCCGCCGCCATTGCCCTCACCGGCCCCAGCACCGTCTCCGCCTTCTGCGAATAACTGCAGGTTCATCGGAACTTTACACATTGCTTTGAACACTTTGTTTCTCATGTCTTTTCCTTTCTGCCCAGCCTATTCGTTCTCACGCCCGGGCCATTCAGTTTGTGGAATCCGCTTCTTTAACGCCTGGCGGAAAAAGGCATAAAAAATAAGACGCTTCACCTGCGTCTCATCGGGAGATAATTGGATCACCTACTCCTTCCCTTTGGCTGCTGCCTTTGCTTCTCTTACTGCCTCTGCAACACCCTCGCCGATCAGATGTTCCCCTCTGTTTTCTGTTACTTCCAGAACAGTTCCCTTCTCGACGATTTCTTTCAAGCAGATGTCGCTGTATCTTTTGATGCATTTTACTTTCATTCTCTTCACCTCCCCTCCGTTGCGCCGGCGCAATTACAGTTTAAAGCACATGTTCTGAAACTTCTTATAAGCATCAAGGTATAACTCGTGCTTATCTCCGTTATATGTCAGCTCATAATACATTCCATCCGGCACAGTCGTGCTCAGAAGTGCTTTACTGTTCTGTAATGTCTTACAACTCCATACCACGTACACATCCTGTACTGTGATCTGCTTTCCATCGGTCTTATCCATATGGGAGTTTGTATATTCAGCTACTTTCGCCTTACAAAGCCTTAAAAATTCTTCGTTTTTCATTCTCTACTCCTCCGCAAAAATCCAGTCTTCCGCAAGCATATCTGCCTGAGATGCAAGCCATCCTATCTGCACACCAGATGTTCCTACAAAAGCCACTGCCATGTTGCCAATAGCATTGTGCTCACAGTTTACAACTTCGCCATCTGCTGCCTTATAAGAAATCCCAGTTGCAAGCTGAATGTACTGTTTTTTACCATTCCATCCTTTACGAGCTACTTTGGACCCTCTTTTCAGGTACTTGATAGCTTCCCCGAAAGAAAATGTTGCTTCTCCGCCCAACTGCGGACAGTTTACTTCATCTGCAATGATCCATTCATCAGAAAGAATATTCTGAAGCGTATATACAACGCTCTGGGTTTCCCGGATATCCAGTTCCTGTCCATCTTTTGTGTGCATGATGATTGTTTCTTTCTCTGGACTCCAATACCAATATCCTCCCCAGGACGGTAATTTTGCTTTACTTCCTGCTTTCATTGCCTTTAATGCTTCTTCAAACTTCATTTCTGATCCTCTCTTTCTTAAAAATGGGTATAAAAAGACCACCGGCCATTTCTGACTGGTGGTATCAGTTGGTCTGATAATAAATATCATCCCTTATTGATTCAAGCATATATGTTTTCGCTGATGGCTCATAATTTGCGTCCATCCAATATACCGACTCATCTTCCACAAAAAGCATAAAATCAATTTTGGTATCCACATCTACTTCAAATACTCCATTATTTTCACAATTCAGTACTCTCTGAACCAGCTCATTGTCAGGATACATTTCTTTAAGAAATTCGATCTGCTCTTTTTTTAGTTCAAATCTTCGCATTTCCATTTGCTATTCTCCTTACATAGTCTGCATCTGTTGGATTGCATTGAATCAGAATCCCCGTCTCAGGATCTAATGAGACTGTTCCATGTCTGCCAATATATTTCTGGCTTTTTCTTGAATCAGGATCCGTTCTCGTAGGAAATACTTTCGCCGGATTCTCCAGCGCATCCCGTATTCCTTCCACGGTAACTCCTGATCGTGATCTTCCCGTTTTTGGATCTTTCATGGTTCCGATTACTCTGTCCATGAAATGTTTACTCTGTCTGGTTACTGCTGTTCCCTCAGAAGTCTTTATACCAACAACTTTTTCATTGATTTCATCATAAATCTTCTGATAATTCTCGAATCCAGATAACGGAGATATCGTGCCTTTATCTACAGAACGTGCATAAGTCCTGAGCAGTTCCCACTTCTCAGGTTCATTATACTTCATTTCCTGGAAGTCTGCAAAATGTTTCGGCATGTCTTTTCCAAGAAGTTCCCGATACCGCTCATACTGCTTCCGGTCTGACGAAGCGTTCTTGACTGCTTTCTCCTGGGCTTCTGCTTTTAGATTTCCTTTGACGTATTTCTCATACCACTGTTCATAGGTCATATCCGCAGGAACCATCTCTGTACGCCCTGTTTCCGGGTTGTAAGCACTTCTTTTCATGTTCCTGAGGATTTTATCATCTATGACAGAAATCGTTGTAGAGCGGCAATATGGATGCATGGGAGGATAGTTCACTCCGGCTTTCCGGTCTTTCACCGAAAAAACCTTTCCATCCAGTTCCCGACAGATCTCACTGGTACGAAGATCCAGCACTGCCACATAGCGATAATTCTTGATCCCGCAGTCAATATAACTCTGTGCAGTCAATTCTCCTGCCATGTAACAGGATTCTGTTCTTACCAATCGCCTGGCCTGCTTTGCTCCCCCTCCGCACTGGGCCTGGATGGATTCCGCTGTTTCCCGGTCTGTCCGGCCGGTAAGGAGGCTGATCAGCAATTCATCCTTCAAGGAATCTGCAAGCTGCTGTGTGTTCTGCCAGATACGGTCTGAAAAATGTTTTCCGGACCATTTCATCTGCAGAGCCTGGTCGATCTGTTTCCTGCTTACATGAGAAAAACTGAATGCCAGGCCGGTTTCTTTCTGCATATTGTAGATGGAATGATAATAGGCTTTTTCTCCAAGCTGTTCCAGAAGTCTGGTATCGAACTGCTTCTCCTGCTGATATACCTGCTGCATCACTGCATCTACCTGTGTCATAAGATCCTGCAGGCGTTCCATTCTTGCACGGTACGCCGGAGCTTCCAGTTGTTTCAGAATCTCACTGTCCTTTTTCCTGTTCTGGAGTTCCTGTTTCAGCTGATCAATGGAGTTTTTATCCTGTATGGAATTTATAATCTGCCAGGCTTCTGTTTCTGACAGACCATATTTTGTCATGAACTTCTCAAAGATATCTCTTGCGGTATATTCCAGCTGGAGAGAGGCTTTCCGGTATACTCTGGCAATGAGATCTGCTGTCTCTTCTGCATCCTCCATAAACTGATACATATCCCAGGCAGATCTCTGCTCCCAGTATTTCCTACTCATCTACTTTTTCCTTATCATCGGAATCCTGCTCCGGTGGCGTATTGTCCTGCAGTCCAAAGACTTCCCGCTGCCGCTTCAGATTCTCTTCTTCCTCTGTTTCCAGGGCTTTCAGTTCCTCATCCACATCATCCACAAACGGGACCTGGGAAAGCAAGGTCTTACGGCTTACCTTTCCCCACAGATTTGCCACGATCTGGGATATCTCTAGGAGATTTTTCGGCAATGCTCTGGTAAACGTCATCGTGATCCCGGATGGATCGATGCTGATCCCATGCAAAGCCAGATAGTTACAGAATATCCGAACTCGTTTTCTCAGACCTTTTTTATAATATCTGGTCTTAATCTTTGTGATGTTTTCCATGCCCAGGAGCTTAAATTCCATAGCCACACCACTGACGTTCCCTCCGAAGCTTTCATCTGACATACAGGGAATGTGGGAAAACTTATGGATATCCTGCTCAATGGCTTTCTTAAGAATCTCCACACCGCTTTCATCAAAAGTCCTGGTCAGATATTCTGCTTTGGCTGTGTCCGGCATCTCAAGAACCTTGTACTTTTTAAGACGGGCTTTGGCCTTTCGGATGCTCTCGTCTCCATCCTCAGTGTTCGGTTCGTCCTCATCGGTCAGCAATGTTCCATAGATGGCCAGGATCGCATCAATAAACTGCTCCTTATCGGTCACACGATCGCTCATCAGCGCATTGTATGCATCGATCAGTGGGATCTGCAGTTCAAAATCTCCGATGGCCAGTTTATTGTTCAGGTATTCAATGATCGGGATCTCACCAAGATAATGGGGCACCGCCGGCTCTGTGGTTGCCTGGATCGTATTGCTGTTCTCAATGTCCAGCTCGTACTTATAGTTTGTGGTCACTACTGTGGCCATATAGTGGTCCGGAAGCTTCTCAGAATCATCTTTCCGGATATAATAATAGACAGCAAAGAGTTCGTTTTCCTCTATGCTGTCGTCTTTTACCATGAAGGTATTCTCCGCAGACAGGTTCTTGGTCTGCAGATTATTCTCGTTTTCCTTCACATAGACATATTCATAGGCCAGGCCGTAGATGGATGCCTCCAGGCCGTTATCCCCGTCTGTCTCATCCGCTCCGGCCACCTCCAGTGCGTCTGTGAGGACCTTGATGTCTCCCTCTGATTTGTACGTCACCGGATTGCCGATGAAATAGCTGCTGGCTGTATCAGAGATGTCTTTTGCATGATTGCACACCAGGCGGTTTTCCCGTTTGGTTTCATCCAGGATCTTGTGCTTTCCTTCATAGTAGGACATATTCTTCTTCAGCCGGTCCACCTTACTGATGTGTTTGCTGATCAGCTGGCGGAGTATCTGTTTGTCTGGGTTTAACTCGTCAAAGCTTTCTCTCGGTATTGTAAATGTGTATATTTTTCTCACCTCCTTATCTCTCGGAAACGTGCTGCTTTTCTGCCGATTATGGTGCTGCATAGGTACCTCACAGCGTCACAACAATGATCGAATTGTTTCACCGGTTTGTCTTCTCCTCTTTCCAGGGCTTTCTCATCCCAGATGTAAGAAGCAAATTCTTTTATGGTTTCTTTACAGGAAGAAGCAAAGACAATCTTCTCCAGGTTCAGAAACATTCCAACCAGCCGGATTCCATCCAGAACATCATTGTTGGCTTTCAGGACCTTATATCCCCGTTTCCGGAGTTCTGCAATAAAAGAAGCAGCCGATGGATCCACGATGATCGCTTTGATCCTGGTTCCATCCAGCCACTCTTTCAGGTCGTCTGCATATTCTGAATCTGTTTTCTGTTTACCTTTGTCTCTTCCGGAATAATAATACTCCCGGATGCAGTACCATTTCCCGTTGGTTCCTTTATTCCACAGCAGGAATACCGTTGCGTTCTGTGTACCATAATCGCAGGAAACATACCTGTTCCCGTTGATCAGCAGCTGATAGAAATCTCTGATATCCTGGACATGTTTGTTCTCGTCGAACATGTCGTAAATGATTCCCTCTGCTGCCGCCCAAAGCCCCATGATATAACGTTTAAAGAATACTCCAACGTACATGCTCCTGTATCTGGCTTTGATCTCTTCATCCAGGGACAGGTTATCGTCCATAGTGAAGTGGAGATACAGAATATCTTTCAGACCAGGATCTTTCCCCTCCGCGGCCGCCTGCTGCATCCTCCGGGCAGTTTCTTTTTTTCCCAGATATCCGGTAGATTTATCTATCCAGTTCTGTTTGAACCAGTGATACGGGCCATCCGGGTTGCAGTTAAACCAGAACTTTGAACCTTTTACAGAGCATCGGCCTGTTGCCTGGTTCACAAAAGATTCCGGCATCAGGGCAACTTCATCAAAGAACACGCCGGCTAAAGTGATTCCCTGGATAAGATCCTGAGATCTTTCATCCTTGCCGCCGAATATGTAAAAGTAATTTTCTTTTCCGTCTTTTCGGATGGTCAGAAGGTTGTCTGCCCTGTGATCCGTGATGGAATATCCTCTTGACCGGAGCATCAGTTTCAGCCAGAACAGAACATTTCTCCGGAAGGATCCTATGGTCTTTCCGCACATGGCAAAGTTCTGGCCAGTGAAGGTACTCATGGCCCACATAACGAATGATAAAGACATGCTGATTGTTTTTCCTGATCGGATTGCTCCATCGGCAATAACTCCATCCATATCGTGAACCGGGGATTCTTTGCACCACCAGGTCAGGACCTGTTTCTGTTTTCTTGAGAACGGAGAAAAATGAAACGTCTGGCCTATCTGCCTGTTGGCTCTGTTGGTTTTCATCTTCTGCAGCTTATCTTTCAGAGTTTTGAGTTTTTCATACATTCTCGTCACCCCAGACATCCTGCGCTGTTGCATTCATTGCCTCCAGGAAACCATCATCGGTAGTCTCTTCTGCCTGGTTATCCTGCTTCAGCATCTCAAATTCAAGCTGCATGGTTGCAAGTTCCAGTTTTGCATCGTCATAACCAAACTTATGCAGCATCTCGATTGCTTTCTGCTGCCGGGCCTGCACTCTAGTCAGAGCATCCTCTATAGCCTGGATCTGGCCAAGAATGCCTTCGTACTTTCGAAGTTCTGTTTGTTTTCCTTTTTCAATACCGGAAGCATATTCCGTTACAGACATTCCGCATGGTACCGAATCTTCTTCAGATCCGGTCTGAACCTCCAGTTCACGGAGAGACTGGATTCTTTTCAGCATCCGGCGTTCTCTGACTGCAAGAAGCTGGATTTCTCTGAGAAGCAGCTGCTCTTTGTTCGGCTGGATCATCTCTGCCAATGTTCTTTCTTCCGGTTCCAGGGTATCAAAAAAGAGAGTTTCAAACTCTCCTGTCCTGACTGCATTCTTATTTCCCGGCGGACCGGTTCCTCCATGCCCCTCCGCATTTTTATTTCCGGGCTGTCCGCCCTTCTTTTTCGCAACGTTGCGTTTATTCTTTTGCAACGTTGCATCATCCCATTTATATCTATTTTTCCAGCTTCGGATTGTCCCCTCCGGGATTCCGAGCTTCTGAGAAACTTCAATTAATTTCGCTCCAGAAGCATATATCTTTCTGGCCTCTTCAATTCTCTGATCTGGTGCTCTTGGCAAGCCTCACCACCTCTCATTCGTTTCGTTTTTTATATTTGTAAATTACAGTCCTGCCGGCACCATAGTGACAGCCGATTGCTGCCACGCCGAAAGGAGGTGCGCAAACACTTACATACAGTGAATCCATGCGTAAGGTATGTATGTGCTGGTGCCGTGCACGCTGTAGGAAAAATTGCATTAGAAAAGCACCCCGTAGGGTGCCTTTTTGTATGCATCGTCTTTACACACTTAACAACGCTTTTCCTTTTTGCGTCAATTCAGCTGTTTTTAAAGAAACAACTTCCGGTTCTTGTGTATTTTTGTAATAAAAAACCGTTGCGCCAACAATGAGTCCATCTTTTTGCAATTCGGCTACTGCAATTTTGTATTTCCCATATATATTATTATATTTGTTATCAACTGCGCTTCCGTCCATCTCATTTAAATCCTTTAAAATCTGTTCTTTTAAATTCATAAACCTATCTCCTATCACATAATATCTAATTTGGTGTTGATCGTCTATGTTCTCTGACTTTTACACCATCACTTCGTGTATATGGTTTTACAACCACGATCTTTTTATTCTGAGTTCCTCTAACACTGGATTTTGTCTTAGCCATATTCTTCTACCTATGCCTTTCTTTTGGGTAGAAGCGTCCAACTGGTAAATACGCCTCTTTAATTAAAATACTACTGATTCTTCTTTTTATCTGGTTCCGGTCCAGGACCTACCCAGAATCTAAAGGCTTTTTTACCATGATCCTTGGCATAATCTTTCGTGCCATCTTTCCTGGTAATCCACGTTCTAAAAATCCACATGAATATCCCCTCCTTTCGCAAGTAACTCTTGCAAAAGGATAAATACAGTGTTACAATTCAATTGTCGAGAGAGAATTGTAACCAGTTGAACAACTGCATTTACATTTTTCGCAAGAGCCAAGCATCTCCATATAAATGGGTGCTTGGTTTTTTGTTTATGTATAAAGCCTTTTGACTTATACACCTTTACTTAACATTCAGCCTTAAATAACTCAAGTATTTTCTTTTCGTAATCTGTATAATAACTTCCGCTATTATACAGCCAACTTCGATAATACCAATAAGCATTTTTCGCTGCCTGATTACTTAGATCAAAAACGTTTCTTATCGAATCTGGAGTGATATGTTCTATGAAAGTATGAATCAACGGCGGCGGCGCAAGTGCATATTTAGCAAAAAATTTTGCCTCCGATTCTTCCTCTTCTCCATCTTTGATATGGCCCATTGCGTAATGACCAATTTCGTGCATTATGGTCTGATTGATTCTTCCATAACTTTCGCAAGCATCGTTATAAAAAATCATCCACTCTTGGCTACGAGAACTGCCTATTGAAAATCCATCTTTACTTTCACGCATTGCTGCACTTCTCTTTTCCTCACTCAATGCCGAGTACGGAATAACTTTGATTCCCATTTTTGTAGCCATTTCAAATGCACTAATTGGAATGCATCTGATTCCATACACAGAAAAGGTATCTATCACTGTCCTCTTAATCTCTTCATACTGCTCATCTTCCAGACGCATATGTTCTCCTGCTTGTTACATTAAAAGATTGATAAGTTCCATTTTTTGCTCTTTACTCATTTTTGAAGCATTTCGTGCTAAAATCACTCGTGCATCATCAAACTCTTTCTGTAAGCCACCTGTATTATCTTGGCCCAATAAATAATCCGTTGATGTATCAAGTGCTTTCGCAATTTTAATCAGAGTGGCGCCTCTCGGTATGCGATCTCCCTTTAAGTAATGGGAAATGGCAGATTCTGTCACTCCTGATAAAAATGCCAGATCCTTTTGCGTCATTTTACGGTCAGAAATTATTTCTGCCATACGCTCTGCTATGCCCCTTGCCATTTTGTCTTCCTCCTTATTAGCAATCGATTGCTACATCCATACTATATCATTCAATTATCACTTTGTCAAGTTATTATATTTTTCGTCGCATTTATTGTCATTTTTTATATAAAAAAAGCACCCGCTGCCAGATGCTTTCTTGTGATGATTGGAATATTATATATGCAGGTGTGTACACCTGATCGGAACGGATGGATTCGAACCATCGCCATCGACTTCATCAGTCAATTTCTGGTTACACAGTTGCTCTGCCACTAAGCTACGTTCCATTACAGGGTGGTCGGCCCTGTCAGTCAATATCTGAAAGCCGCCGGCCTTTATGCCTTTGGCTTCTATTGTATTCTATAACGATATTTCCGATATAAACGATATTTTTTACTTAATCTCACATTTTTTCAAATATGTATCTCTGATATAGAGCCTTGGATAATCCGGGCTCTGGGAATATCCTGTCTTTTCTGCTATCTTCTCCCAGGTCATTCCCTGCTGGTAAAATGCCTTGAACACATATCTTGTCTGGCCATCTTCAATGCTCTGGATCCATCGTTCCACTGCTGCCGCCTGTGCCATTTTATGATCGTATGTGTGCTTTCTCCGGTCATATCGTGCTTGGTCGAATCCAACTACACTCTGTGGTCGCGCAAAGCCGGTGGTGTAGTCAAATATCGTACTGTTTCCAAGACCAGCCTCCCCCTGTTTCATTTCAGCCAGTTCCATGCTGAGGACCGGTATTTCCCTCTTTAACTTTCTGTAGTTATCCAGAAGCTTCCTGGTGATCTTGATCTCGCCCACTGGTATCCTCCCCTTTCGATGCTTTTAGCCGGGAACGTGTATGCTCCCGGCTTTCTCTGCATTTCTTTTATTTATCCGCGATCACGGCATCGGCTCCCTGGACTGTAACCCAGCCGTTTTTGTAGTGAGCTTCTGCCTCCTTCATTTTGATCAATTCATCTGTAATGGATGCACTGAGTTCTTTATTAGCCTCTGCCTGTGCTTTTGCCTTGGTTTTTGTGTTTTCTGCTTCAGCTGCTGCTTTAACCTTAGCTTTCTTTGCGTCTGCCTTTGCCTTAGTCAGTTCGATCTGGGCATCTGCTTCAGCCTGGAGTTTTTCTGTTTCTTTCTGGACTTTAACCTTTTCCTGCTCTGCCTGAGCTTGTTGTTTCTCTTGCAAGGCTGTCACTCTATTATCAATGGCCTGCTTCAGCTTTTTATCCGGATGCACATCTACGATGGAAGCATCCAGGACTTCAATGCCGTATTTTTTATGAAAATCTTTGTTAAGATATTCCGTGATAGCGTTATTCAGCTCGGATCTGTTTCCGGAATAGATGTCCATCATTGAATAATCGGTTGTAACCTCAGAAATCTTTGACTTCAAAACAGTTTTGACACGGTTTTCGATAATATCTTCCCCGTCCATTCCCTTGAAACGTTTGTATGTATCAATCACTGTATCCGGATCGTATCGGTAACTCATCTGGAAAGATACTGCAATGCTGGCATCGTCTGATGTGGCCACTTTAAAAGAATCATCCTCTTTACTGCCGTCCCTTTTGTCCTTTGTGAGAACAAGGATCTCGTTGCTGGTACTGAATTCCTTTACTTTGTTCATCGGTGCGATAAAATGCATTCCCGGGGTGAGTACTGTGTCCTGTACTCCATCTTTATAGTTGTAGACGATACCAACTTTACCTGTGCCGATAAAATCCATTCTTGATACAGTGTATCCTCCGCCAAGAACTGCTACTGCTGCCACGGTTCCGATAATAATCTTACTTTTCATTTTTGTTCTCCTTTTCTTTGATAGCTTCTTTTACTTTGTTGTATGTTTCATCTTCAATCTCAAACTTCTTCTGCTGCCGCCTAATTGACAGGATCACTCTGCTTCCTATCCAGATCAGTACCAGGGCTGCGGCTCCGAACACCATGCCGGAACCAAGAAATATTACCCACATCATTCTCACCTCCTCTGTGGCCATTCACGACCCGTTTTTTTATCCCTCAGCCCTGTAATCTCCAACCCCAGCAGACCTGCCGTATTATTCAGGACACAAAAGGCATTGTAGATATGTGTCGGCATCCTACCAGCTGACCGGACTGCCTTGCCAGCTGTCGGATCTGGATAGCCTTCGTTGTTCTTATAACTCATTTCACACCTTCTTTCATTTCCGCAAGTCTTTCCTCTGCATCTTCCCGTCTGGCAAATACAATCTGCTTGACCTTGCCGGCTTTTATGTAATGCAGTGTGTTTCCTGTCAAAAACGGATAGTGTATCTCCTGCCAGTCTTCCGGAAGAAGATTTGATGTACCTGGACAGTGTTGATACAAGATGCAGTTGCTGCAGGTTCCATCTTCACTGGCCGGCCGGCTTTTACATCCCTGTATCAGCGTGTTATATGCTGACAGCATCAGTTCTGGTGTGATATCCATCTTCTTCTCATGTCTTTTCATTCTGATCTTCTTTCCTGCTGCCCAGTGATACTCACAGAAATCTTCATCTTCTACAAGGATTCCTTTGCGGTCGCAAAGACCATCATCGTTGTTGATGCAGGTTTTACATGTGTTCTCCATCATTTTCTCCTTTCTGCCATGATCCGGTTGAAATTCTCCACGTTTCTGGTGTTTATCAAGCATTTCGCTCTGTCTGGGATTTTCTCTGTGCAAATGCGTTTGTATGTTACTGCTCCGATACCAGTGTAGTATTGGAATACCCACGTCTGGAAATTGTGTGGGAGCTTTACAAGCCGGTATCCACATTTTCTGTTGAACAGTTTCTTTTTCTGCCTTTTGTTCACTTCATCCTCCCTACTGCCTTCAGCATCCACTTCCGATACCTGTCCCATTCTGCCAGGAGCTCAACATCTAATGCTTTACTCAGCTTGATGTCTTCCGGGATAATTCGATACTTCTTATTCACAAGAGCAAAATTGGCTGCCGCCTGTGCTACATTATTCTTTGTGCAGCCGGTCTTTTCTGTGACCTGTTTAGCCGTCAGAAGATTCTCAAACACTTGCTTCCCGTTCTGGTCTACTACCTTATACAGGTTCATCCTCTTTCTCATTTTCTTCCTCCAGGCAGTTTTCTCCGAATATTCGCATAAAATCTTCTCTACTGCCGATTTTCTCTTCAAACGCTTTCTGTGCAATCCGCTTTAGTGCATCGTTAACTTCCCGGTACTTATGAGCAGATATCCTGCCTTCTTTATGATGTTCTAGACACAGATGAACCGTAAGGCCACACCAGTCTGAATTATCTCTGTTTCTACTTCCGAAGAAAATATGATGATTTTCTATGTTTATATGACTTCCGCATATGTAACATCTATCTTTTCTATCTCCAGGAATAATACTTTCCCTCTTTCTTTTGCATGGATATTTCCAAGCTTTTGACCTCTTTCTTTTTTTCTTTCCCTGTTTTGGGAATTTCAAGTTATCGTAATTCATTTTCCGTGTGTCCGAATCGGACACCCTCCTTTCCCCTGCCGCATTTCTGACAGGCTCATGCGGCAGGACTGATGGGTTTATATGTTAATCGGTTTTTCGAAAACACCCTTGTTTATTCTTCTCGACAATCTTCGACAAGATTCTTGATCAATCTCAATCCTGCTGTGATTAATTGCTGTCTCATAATCTCCATGTGCGGCATCCCAGGTTCTTCTTTTTCCACTTCAAGAATTTCCCTGAGTTTTCGCTCTTCATCGTACAAATATCCCATTATTTCTGTTTCCGTTGGAATTGGGATGTCCTTCAGTTCCGGCGGCCAGGCATCTGGCATCTCGGTGGTATCACTGAAATGATCTGTGATTTTGGTATCTTCAACAAAATCGTGCTGCTTTTCGTCCGGTGTTTCCGCTACTGATTGGCAGCGTTCTTCTTCATTGAACTTAGAATCACATGGATCGTAAAGTTTCTTTGCTTCTGCAATCAACCTTCCGTACTTCATGGACACTTTTTCTTTGCCAACCTCAATCTCCAGTCCTGCGTTAAAGCTCATGAATGTATAGCCTACCTCAGGTCCGGTACATCCGTGATATCCATGCGGCGCAATCCTCTTTTGCACTGCTCTGGCAGCTTCTCCATTGTTATTGTATAGCCTGCATATTCTCATGATTGTTTTTAATTTTTCAGGATATGCCCCACAGAATGCTTTCACTGCTGCCGATATTGTGTATTCTGCATTATCCGGTGTATCTACAGGTACCATCTTGACCGGTTTCTTATGCCCATACTTCCCGATCAGGATCTTGGCAAGGGACTGCCAGGACAGCTCGTGTTCAAATACCCCTCCTGGATTAAAGGTGATCCCGGCGGTTGATCCCTGGTAATTGAGGTGTCCGTTTCGGACACGTGCTGATCCATACAAGTTCGAAAGCATGAAGATGGTCATGTTCTTGTCTTCCTGGATGATGTAGTTCTTCATGTTCTTGTTTGTGCTCTCATAGAAACGCTCAATCTGTGTCTCTGCCGGAATCTCCGTATCATCTTCCGGCGGCCGATTCTGGCCTGTTGCTGTTTCGATGGTCATCTGGCCAGGAATACCTTTCTCTGCTTCCTGCTGCCGGTACAGGTCTCTGATATCGTCCAGTGTCAGGATTCCTGTTTCTTCGTATAACTCACAGGCCTGTTTCTGATACTCTCTGTTGAGTTTGGACGCTTCATAGGCCACGGAAATCTTAATCCTGTCTTCTTCAAATTCTGACATCAGCTGTTCGCAGAGGTTTGTGCTGATTGCATGATATCTTCCCAACTGGCCACCGGATGTTCCGATCAGGTCTTTCAGGATGTCTCTTGTCTTTCCTTCCATCTGTGATTTCTCACGGAGTTCTTTCACAAGGCCTTCCATCTTGAGCGTTTCAGTCATTTTTTCCCAGTCGGATTTATCACGATAACAGTTCGCCTGGATGATCATGATCTGGCGTACTATGTCGTTTTCCTGACCCGCATCCTGTTCCAGTTTCGATTGTGTTTTATATATACATGGAACCCGGCTGAATCTGTCATTTCCTTCATTGAGCAGATCAATACAGCACTTCCGGCGGCAATGGCCGGCTATAACGTAATCCTTCCCATCCCTGTTCTCGATCAGGAGCGGTTGAAGGATCCCCAGAAGCTTGATCGACTGTTTCAGCCTTTCAAGCTTCTCTGTGTTGTAGAAGTTTTCTTCTGACGGGATCAGATCTTTTGGATTTCGGTATACGATCTTCTGGTCCTGCTGCCGGTCCGGGACTGATCTGTCATTGAGAAGTCCTTTCAGATCAAATTTCGCCATCGTCTTCATCTCCAATCATATCCAGGTACTCATTCACAAGGGTTTCATAGTCTTCTGCTGCCGCTGATCTGGGACTGTGCAGGGCTACAGGCATGCGCACGAATGTGCTCCTTGCTACTACACCGGAAAAGCGTATCTTCGTTCTCATGATCGGGTACTGTTCTTCTATGATCTCCGCTCCCTGCAGGTGCGCCTGGTTGAATTTCTGATATTTTGTTATAAAGCAGCGCACGTTCTTCAGATCCGGATTCAATTCTTCTTTTACATCATCGATCTGATCCAGAAGCTCGTTCATACCTTCCAGCGTGTTATCATCTACTTCTACCGGAATCAGGACATCGTCTGCGGCAGTCAGGGCGTTGATCACCGACACATTGATATCCGGAGCATTATCGATCACGCAGAAATCGTAATTATCGGCTACCTGCTGCAGTGCCTTTCTCAACCGGTTCTGCTGTGGGCGTACACGGTCCATGGTTACTTCCATGTTTGCAGTCAGGAGACCAAGGTTTGCTGTGATGATATCCAGATGCAGATAGTCAGTCTTGTTGATCAGTTTTTCCATATCCGGATGCCGGTCTACCATGATCCGGTCAATCCCTTCCCCATCCTGGGTACGGCGGTTCATTCCACGTGAACAGTCCCCCTGCTTGTCATTATCAACCAGAAGCACCTTGTATCCTTTCCGCATCAGTATGTATGTGATGTTAATGCTTGATGTGGTCTTGGCCACACCGCCCTTTAAATTGATGATTGCTATTGTTCTCATGATATCCTCCTTATCTTTCCTCTCCCATGCTGCATCCATCATTTTCTCTCAACTGTACAGCTGGAAGGCCAAACCCTCTACAATAGTGATATCCTGACTTTCCTTTAGCTCTGTACCTGCAGTCTTTGCAGAGTGTGATCTTACGATATCTGTTCATAAGCTGACCGGTCTGGCTCTTATCAAAGTTATTGATCTTCTCATATTCCTCCCGGATTCTGTCAGCATACTGTTGTAATCCGCAACGTCCGCATATCCTGTCCATCAAATCTCCCTGCATTTCTTCTCGAAACCAGCACAATTCATCGCAGACATATGCCATTAATTTCTCAAGGATGCCGTCTATGCCTTCGTCTTCGTTCCTTGTCTGCTCTCTGCATCCATTCTGGTTTTCCTCCGATCGGTTCATCATCAAACCATATTCCTCCTTTTTCGTCTTTGTAGTATGTAAACCGGGTACCTGATTTAGTAATGGTACCCAGACATTCCATTGTTAATATGTCCTGTTCCGGGCGCAGGCTCCAGCCCCTGCCCCAGTATTCTTCCACATTCACGGTGCTTCATCTCCTCTCGCAGCCATGCGGAATAACTGTGTTTCTCTGTTTTTGCAGAGATTTTGTGTGGATCCGGAAGCTGATTTATAGCTTTAAACAGTCTGCGCCATTCCTCTCTGTTCGCGATTGGCTTTCCTTTTGTGTCCAACCAGCCGGATCCGGCCATTTCCGTGATCTTTCCCAGGCGACTTGTAACATACAGATCGCTTATGTAAAAGCACACGTCACAGGTTCTCGTCATGTGATCCAATGCATCCACCATGGTAAGCAATATGGCCTGATGATATGTTCCAGTTACCCTTCCAAAATGCTCCCTTGTCGCTTTCCCTGTCCGGAGCTGAGTCGACAGCACATATCCGCATTTTCTTTCCACATTTCCGCGAAACCGGCTGCTTGTCTCAATAAAAACATTTACTTGCTGCATGTTAATTCCTTCTCTTTTCTGTTTTGATCAATATGTAATGTCGGTATGCGTATCCTGTTATCTTGTTTTTTCCGCATTTTACTGAGTTTGGCACGATCGCCCAGCCTTTTGGCGGCTTCGGATCTCGCGGCCTTCCATGCTTGTCCAGCAAGCTTCTTCTGTTTATCTCTTCTTTTTCTGGATCTTTGCGGATTAGATTCCTGGACGGGTGATACCGTTTCAGATCTTCCGGCTCATGATCCTGCAGCGGCTTGGTTATGTACTGTGCTAGTTCTCCAGAATCAACGTCATACACCCTTTTTGTCTGTGCATGGCCATGTTCCCAGAGTGTTTCTACCAGCAGGCCTGTGTCTGTTTCATCGTTTGACTTCCGATTGATTAAAATATGTACATGGGGTCCTCCATTCTTCCCGATTTCTAACCGGTATATATACTTCAGTTCCCATCCATATTTTTTATACTTGTCCCGGAGCTTCCGGATAAACTTTGACATATCTTTCTGCATCTGTTTCCAAGGTGGGCGTGATCCTTTCTTGTATGTCAGTGTGAACCAGTAATCTCCTATTCCGAAATTCCATTTAATCAGACGGCGGACATCCCGTTCCCTTTTCCATTGGTTCTGTTTAGCGATCTCTTCTGGAGTGGCTTTTCTCCTCTTCTGTCTTTTCTGTCCCCTGGCTCCATATCTTCCTGTATGTTTTTCTTCTACTTCTCTGGTGTTCCCACAGTCCCAGGTCTGCCTTATATACCCACACTTCATAAAAGTGTCCCTCGTCTCATCTCTAATACGTTTAATCAAGCCTGCAAGGGGATCTTGTCCCCTCAAAAAAAAGGTTAAAAATATAGCGGTACATAACCGCCGGATGCTTGACTTTCCGGCTCCCTGGTGTTATATTTATGTAAACTAATTTACTCCAGGGACCGGATGGTCCTGGCTCAGGTGTTGCACCGCCTGAGCCTTTTTTATTTCGTTTTGTGTTTTAATCGATGTTCTGTGAAACAGATACCGATTATGCAGCTTTTCTTTATTTCCCGCTCAGCTTCCTCGGCTGTCGCATCACGATCTTCAATAAGAATCTGCATAAGGGCTGCAACGGCAACTGTCAGCTCATTCAGAAGGAGATGGCTGTCTCCTTCGAACGTTGTTTGTGCGCATTCATCTGTTGTTTTTACTTTAATCATTTTTACCTCTTGATTTCTCCTGTGAATTTGATATACTGAAGTTGTCTTTAATTACGCAAGCCCTTTACATTTGCAGATGTGAGGGCTCTTTTTATTGTTCTGGTTTTATCCTCCAGCCATGTGATTGTGATCATGGCCACGATCGTTATGCATATACTTCCTGTCAGGAATGTGAGCTTATCGCCCCAGTCCCAGAGTGGAAGTAATGCTACGAGCTGGCCTGTAATCAGGCTGATGATTAAGTTCTTCTGCATCTTTATTCGTCTCCTCTACCCCACTGATTTTCTTATGTAATAATCATTGACTATCCGAGATATGTTATCTATGATCTTCTGGTTGTCTTCCGGAGTATTGTTCTTGCAGTAGTCGTCATGAATCCGGATTACTCCTCCGGATCCGTTTTTGATTTCTTTGATAACTGCCATCTAGTTCACCTCCTGTTTTATCGTATGAAGATTATGTTTATTGTGTTTATAGAATTTTTACTACTTTGTCGAACGCTTTTTCTTGTGTTTTCGACAGTACGCTCCTATTCTGTATATACAGGGTGCTGACACACCCGAGTACATATGGAAGGAGGGTTGATTATGCGAAGATCTCAGACGCCGTTTAATGGCAAACGTTTTCTGCTTAATATCAATACCGGCGAAATTCACGACTTGGATAATGAAACAGCAGAATGCAAAATTGATAAAATTAAGCCAGAACACATTAGAATGGATAATTCTTATATGTCTTGTTTGATTTATGCAAAAATGATGGGATGCCCAAACGGAAATGGCTGTTACTATTGCCTACGGGATAAAGACGATCGGTCTTAACCCTTCCTTACGACCTGCATCATTAATCTGGTGCAGGTCTTCTTCTGTTATCTTGCCTTCCAGATGTTCCACCAAAGCTTCTGGATTGTTATGAAACCTTTCCCCGAGTTCCATAATTACACGGGCTGCAAGCTTTATATTTGTCTGTTTCAAGAGATCAAATCTGTTCACTTTCTTTTACCTCCTATCCAGCCTTACTGGCCTCAATGGTTATTCTACAAGCCTTCTTTTCTGTAATACTGTTGTAATATCTTTCATAAAATGCTAAAATTCTTTCATAATATAATGAAAAGAGGTATTTTATGTCGGATTACAATGATTCTCTCAAACGCATGACTAAAATCATGTCTGATAGTTTGCTTTGTACATCACAATTTCATAAAGCCGTAACTTCTTCTACTGCTTTTGCTACTACTCAAAGTGTAGCTAAAATCATGGAGCCGTATCGAAATTTGTGTAAAAATTTCAAAACCGCTTATTCAGATTCTATTGCCAAAACTATAGGTCCTTGTTTATCACAACAATTGGCAAAGTCCCTTTCTGACAGCATACACAAAAGTTTTTCTAATTCTCTAAAAAACAATCCTGCTTTTACAGAATTATCATTAACACTTAACAGGGCAACACCTGAATTAACTTTTTTATCCCATTCTCACACATATGATTTTCCAACTGATTTAGGTGGAATCTCTGAGAATGACGACTATGTTATTGTTGATAAATCAGCAATCAAGACCTATAACTTGCCGGATTCTGTTGCTATACCTATTGGCAACTGTCGAATCAAACTTCCAACATCTTTATTTGTTGCTATTGTTCAATTCATTATCGGCACTGTCATTACGCTCTCTCTTACTTTTGCACAGTCCTGTTCTTCAACTGAATCAGCTAATAAGCAGTTGCAAGTAGAAAATGTTCAAATCCAGCTTTTAAAATCTCAAAACATAATGTTTCAACAGTTACTTAACAATATAGATACTTCTTCCTCAAGTGAGATCGAAGCGATCAATGAGTTGAAGCAATCTGTCGAAGAGCAAAGTAAACAGCTTTCACAGTGTCAAGAAACCCTTGACAAGTTTGAAGAAGCTCTTGATAATCACGAGACAGTCGAGAATATTGATACAGCAAAGAAACCAATACAATAATTGCACTTACCTGCGTAATTACCAGACAGATCTTAAGCATGTTTATCTGATTACGCAGGTAAATAATTTCTTTTTCCATTTCTTCCATTTAAACCGCCTTTCTCTGTTCATCCGAGAAAAATATCGGATTCACATCGAGATGCTTGCATAATGCTAAAAATTCATCTACTCGCAAATCGCGATTTCTTTTCTCATTAAAAAGACTGTCATACAATGCCATGTATGGAATATGGGTTTTTCTTGATATATCTGATAGATTGAACCCTTTGTGTCTTATATACTCAGAAACTCTCTGTGTTGCTCCATCCATATCCGCGCCTCCTTTCTAAGTTTCTAAGAATTTATCTGTATAATATTCTATTATTCTCAGAATGTCAATACTTTTTTCTAATATTCTTAGAATTCTTATTGACACGTTAAAAACATAATGATATATTCAAGATACCAAGAAGAAACGAAGGGATTATTTATGAAAAGTTCTATCGGTGAAACATTAAAAAAATGCAGGCTTAACGCAGGGAAATCTGTAAAAGAAATTTCTGATTTATTAATATCTAAAGGTTTCAAAGCATCTGAAAAAACAATCTACAGCTGGGAAAGTGGTAATAGCCAACCTAGTCCTGACGCGTTTTTAATTATGTGCAAAGCTTATAATCTTTCAGATATATTAAGAACTTTCGGATATACGAATACTTCAGCTTCCGACGTTAAACCTGTCTCAACTAATAATCATGAATTTATAAAAAAATACCGTGAGCTTGACACCCACGGTAAAGATATGGTTGATACTGTTCTTCAGAAAGAATATGAGCACATTATTGAATTGCGTGATTTTGCTCCGCAATCTAAATATATAGGTAAAGATCCCGATAACATTGTCACTGTTGATCTCACACCTCTCGCCGCTCATACTCGTACAGATGTAGAACAAACTCCTGAAGGTGTTCAGCATGATCTGGATATTATGAACGATGATTCTCAATGGAAATAGAAAGGGGAAATGCAAATGCCAGAATTAAGTAGATTTGAGGGGATGGTTATTAAAATGTTATTTAATGACACTGTCCAGCATAATAAGCCGCATGTCCATGTTACTTACGGTGAATACAGAGCTTCTGTTGGTATTGACGGTGAACTGCTTGCTGGATCGCTTCCGCAAAAACAGTTTAAAATGCTGGTCGGTTGGCTTGCTCTGCACGAAGATGAAGCTTATGCAGCTTGGAACAAAGCTGTCAGAGGCGAACACTTTGATAAGATTAAGCCTTTACAGTAAGGAGGAATTCTTTATGTTTATTTCAAATGGAATTGTTTACGCTAGTGAACGCCCGGAAAATGTACAGATTATTGCAGTAAAGCCATTGGATGATATGATGATGCTTCTCACTTTTTCAACTGGTGAGCAGAGACTTTTTGATGCTTCGGTATTAAACGGCCCCGCTTTCGCTCCATTAACTGATGAAAAAATATTCAAAGACTGCAAAATCGTAGATGGAGTTGTCACCTGGATGGACGAAGATATTGACTGTGCTCCTGAATATATGTACGAGCATAGTTATGCGTATCCGTCCTTAAAATCCGCAATTTGAATTAAAAGGACTGATTTATTTGACCTACGAACAACTTTTAAGTACTGCCGATCAGGCCGGCCTTACAGTAAAGGAACGGCCGCTCCAAAAACATGATGGGCTGATCCGCGGCAATCGTATCGCTATTCGAAAAAGTATTGACACTCAGGCTGAAAAGTCCTGTGTGCTGGCTGAAGAACTTGGTCACCACTACACCACTACCGGCAATATCCTGGAACAGGCATCTGATGTGATGAACCGAAAGCAGGAATACCGCGCCAGGCTTTACGGCTATAATCTCCGTGTTGGCCTGATCGGGATCATTAAGGCTTACGAAGCCCGCTGTCGGAATCTTCATGAGATGGCTGAGTATCTGGATGTACCGGAGGATTATCTCATTGAAGTGATCGACTGCTACCGTTCCAAATATGGGCAGTATGTTGCTGTGGATAATTATATGATCTATTTTGTTCCCCAGCTGGCCGTGATGAGAATTGATGTTTTATAATAAATGCATAATGATGGCATAGAGTAATAACCAAGTAGCAAAGGTCGGAAAGGCTCCCGACACACTCGCAAGAGTACCTGAGATGATAGATACGCCGCCCATCTTGTTACTTGGATTATCTTAAAGGTGTTGTCGTTATGGCAACACCTTTTTTCGTTCTATAATAAAAAATACAAATAAGCAATTTTCTATGATGAATATCGTATTATTTGTGGATATTATAATTTAAAGGAGGCGTTTCTTATGAAAAAGAAAACCTGGTGTATCTCGTTGTTGCTGGCTTTATGCCTGCTCTTCTGTAGCATCCCTGTTCAAGCTGCAAGTGGTTGGAATTATTCATGTGGCGGTGGTTATCGAAAACCTATCACCTTAAAAAAAGGTAAAACTGTTACGGCTTATCTTGCACGCTCAGAGCGTATGGGATTCAATGTTCCCGGAAGTGGTTACAAATGGAGTAGTTCGAATAAAAAATGCGCTACTATTTCCCGCGGTGTAGCAACATATAAAAAAAATGGTTCTACAATCATTACAGCAAAAAAGGGAAAGAATGTATATAGGTGTAAACTTATAACAGAATCACCCAGAGCAGGAAAAGCCGTATCTACAATGACTGTCGGAAAAACCTATCAGTACTCTATTTATGGAACAAAACAGAAAATCGCCTGGAAATCTTCAAATAACTCTGTGGTTTCTATTAATTCCAAAGGAAAGGCTACCGCAAAACGTTCTGGATATGTAACAATAACAGCAACTTTCGGAACTTATCATTTTGAATCTTATGTAAATGTCAATCCGAAACCCACTGTTGTAAAAACGTATAATATAGGACAGACCTGGAAAGTTCCTGGTCAGTGGAGTTTAAGAATCAATTCCGTCACAGAAATGGACGAACGTAATCCATATTCGGATGTTTATCCGGACGCTGTATATCTCATTGATTATACTTATGAAAATCTTGGATATGGTGATGGATTATATATTTCAATGGATCTTCAAAGAATTGTAGACGCAAAAGGCTATACTGGATATTCTTATCCAAACGATCAGGCATATTATCCTCAGGAACTTCCTGTTGGTGCCAAGTGTCACGCTCAGGGAATCATCGGTGTTGATCATGCCGGAAACTTCAAGATTTATGTTGATCAATATACCAACACAACATACAAAAAATATTCCGCAATTTTTAATATAAAAATCAATTAAACATATAAAAACCGCCCCAGTACGCCAATACCGGGACGGTGGTGGATCTCCGAAGAGATATCCGTTTTCAGCAAAAATATTGTATCATCTTCGGAGCGGCTGCACAATCAGAACATTTGTGTGGTCGTTATTTTTGTACCCATTTTTACATATTTTAAACCGAGGTGATATTATGGAACTTTTAAATGTATGTATCTACCTGCGTAAGTCCCGTGCTGATCGGGAGGCTGAAGCCCGAGGTGAAGGCGAAACTCTCGCCCGACACGAGCGGATCCTGCTGGATCTTGCAAAAAAGCGTGGCTATAATGTAGGGGCGATCTATAAAGAGATTGTTTCCGGTGAGACGATTTCTGCAAGGCCTGTTATGCAACAACTTCTTCGTGAAGTTGAATCCGGTATGTGGGATGGTGTCCTTGTTGTTGAAGTGGAACGTCTGGCTAGAGGCGATACCATTGACCAGGGTGTTGTTGCCAGATCTTTCCAATACTCCAACACATTAATCATTACTCCACTTAAAACTTACGATCCAAACAACGAATACGACGAAGAGTATTTTGAATTCGGACTTTTTATGTCCCGGCGTGAATACAAGACCATTCGCCGCCGTCTCACTGCAGGTCGCGAATCTTCCGCAAAAGAAGGAAAATATTGCGGCAGTAAGCCGCCTTATGGATATTCCCGTGTAAAACTTGTTGGTGAAAAAGGATGGACACTGCAGCCTGTTCCTGACCAGGCAGAGATTGTCAAGCTTATATTCAATTTATATGTCCATGGAGTATCCGGCGAACGAATTGGAATGGCTAAGATCTGCCGTAAATTAAATGATTCCGGAATCAAGACCATGGATGGTGGCCTATGGACCATTTCTCGTGTGCAGGCAATCCTCAGAAATCCAGTATATGAAGGAATGATACGATGGAACAGTCGGAAAGCAGTAAAGCATATAAAAGATGGGCAAATAACTATCTCCCGTCCTTTCGCTCAGAATTATATTCTTGTCAAGGGCAGGCATCCTGCTATTGTATCAAGGGAACTCTTTCAGCAAGCTCAAGATATCGTAAACAAAAATCCTGCACGGCCGCTTAACTCTTTGCATGTTCTTCGTAACCCTCTTGCCGGTATTGTTCGTTGTGGAAAATGTGATCATGTTATGACTCGTAAATCCCCTAATGGAAGACAGGGTGATCTGATCCGGTGCCCATACAGTTCTTGTAGCAATATAAGCAGCAAGCTTCCTCTTGTTGAAAAGGCTCTTCTTGACGGAATCCAGGAGCTTGTAGATGGCTACAGACTAAATAACAGTGTTTCCGATCAGGAGTATTCTCTTTCTATTTCTGAAAGAGAAAAAATGATTCAAGGAAAATTAAAAGAAATTGATATTTTAAAGAAAAGGAAACAAAGGCAGTATGATCTTCTTGAACAGGGAATTTACTCCACGGAAGAATTTCTTGAACGCTCCCGTGCTACTGCTGCCGAGCTGTCTGCCTGCGATGCAGTAATTCTTTCTCTGAAGCAAGAAATTGAACATGAACAGGAACTTCAGTTTCAACGTTCCTCTTTTATTCCCAAGTGCGAGGATCTTCTCGCAAATTACTGGACGTGGGATACCTCTACAAAGAACCGATTTCTCCGTGAACTGATAGAAAAGGCTGTTTATACTAAAAACGCAAAAAATACATGGAAAAATGGCGATGACATCTCTTTTACTTTAGATATTTATCCAAAAATCCAGCAAAAGTAAGTGTAGGTAGCCTTTATGTACCTGCACATTAGCCCGTATCGTGTCCTCCGGCCAGGTTGCGTAGATCTCACTGCTGGCCACGTTTTTGATATAATCCTTGTATCTTACATAATAATCCTGTGCAGAGGTATCCCCTACCGGTCCGTCATGGACTACGATATATTCCGGGATCACCACTTTGTTTAATACGATCTCGCCGGTTTCATTTATCGGCTTGATCTCTGCTTCTGGATTTTTGGGAGGATATTCCCCAAAAAGCGTATGGGGTCCGATGACGATCCGCTGATAATCCACTCCATTACCCTGCTGTCTGCTAAGGGATGCTCCCTGCCTAGCAATGGAATAGGGAAGAACTTCTGTCCCGGCTATTTCTTTTGGTGTAAAACCCTCCGCACTGATCTGAACTGTGTATTCTGCATAGGGCTGCTGCTCCACCGGTTTCATGCTGTATTCCAGCGGAGGAGCTGCCAGTTCCAGCATCGGCGTTCTTCCGGAGGAATCCGTGTGAACTTCTTCGATCACATTGTCCGGGACTCCTGTGTACGAGATCCGCACTGCAGCATTTTCCACAGGACGGTTACTGGCACTGTCCAGCACCGTCACCTGCAGCTGTCCCTGATCCGGCATATCCTGCTGCATTGAAATATAAGAATGATTTTTCAT